ATGAATCCTTGATTATACATTTCGGTACATATAATCGTACCTCTTCCTTCACTACTTCGTTCATTGAGTGCATTAGCAGCATCAGCAAAATTATTTTGTGCAGCAACTAAATTATCTTGGATTGTTGCAATAGTATTATTTGCTCTATCAATTGTACTTTTTGATTCTTCTTGTAATGCTATAAACGCCTCTTTTTCTGCAAGTAAACCTTGTAAAGATGCTTCTCGTGAAACTCTTTCTATAGCTTCTTTAACACCTTTAGAAAGTGCAGATTGTAAATCTAATGTTACTGATTGCAATACTTGATTTGTTGCATCTCTTTCATTATCTGCAGATGCTCTTAATAATTTTTCTAAATCTATTTGAATTTGTAATTGTTCTATATCACTTCTAAGACCTTCATTTTCTACAAGTAATTGATCTACTTGTTCTTGTAAATCTTGTATATCATTTAAGGCCTGATTATACAATCTTCGTAAATCATCATAGATTGTTTTTAATACAACAGCTGGTGCTTCTATTTGAGGAGGACCTATTAATTCATCAACAACTGTATCAACTGCTTTTACAAGTTGCTCGTTATTGTAAACGGGTCTTTCAACATAACCAAATGTAGAACCATCAGTATCTACTGCAGTATCTGATAAGATAATACCTTCAGGAGTTACCTCTTGTTTTAATGCTGCTGAACCACTTTTTATAAGTTCTGATAATATGAATTCGTTACTTAATGCCATTATTTTTCTACTAAGAATGTTAAGTCTTTATCAGAGAAGTATTCTATTACACCGTCTCTATCGATTTTTACTTCGATATAATATTCTCTATTAGTTTCCCAATTTTGTAAATTTAACACAAAAAAGTTACCATTAGGATCACAACTAACTTTTGAATAATCACCAAATGGTATAATTATATCATCAGTAACAATATCTCTAATTTGGTAATATGTTGTTGATGGTAAATATTTTAAATCATTATATGTGTAATAATCGGTATACGTTCTTAATGGATATTTTTCTCTACCAAAAACTCTAATTTGAGGCTTACTACCTTGTTTGTATTTACTTTTTAATCGTTTGAATGTTACATGAATATCATCAGATGTTAGTTCGGTAAGTGAACCAGTTGTAAAACTAGAATCATCCCAACCAATTCTTATTTTTGGTTGATATATTGTATTTGTTTCTTTCGAGAAGAATTTTAATTGACCGTAATCATTTTGGTCATTTTCAAACTCAGAATCGTATTTAATAATAAATCCATTATTTGGAAGTGAACCACTTAACCATAATTGAATTGTATTTTTTACATCAATTGATAAATCGGCGGTTTGGTATTCAAATGATTGTGTGGATTGAGAACCTGTATACCAAGTACCACCCCTACCATTATAAGAACCAGTAGAATCTAATGAAAGCAAATCTGCTAACAACCAATTAGTATTGGTTGATTTATGATTCCAAGTTATACCATCTCCTGAAATTTCGTCAAAACGAGTACCGATTCCCATTTCCCACGATTGAGAAACTGGATGTACATATATTGTATATGATAATGGGATTTCAGATGCCTCAGCTTCATGTAAGATAAGGTCAGCAGAATCCATGATGATGTCACCCCTAACAAGAGAAGATGAGAGTGAATTCAAATCAAACTGAATAAAGGAACGGGCAACATCTTTCAAAGTTCCATAATAAGTTTTAGAAACTTCTAATATTTCATCTAATCCAGTATTCTGGGTTGGTTGTTGTAAATATATTGATGCATCTTTTGATGCTGTTAAAAAATAATACATTAAATAGCCCTCCCCTTAATATCTTTATTTGGAAACTTAACTTCAAATACTGATGGATCTAATGATGGATATACCATTTTACCCTTTGTTGCTGCTCGAATGTTATATGAATTTTTAGAATAACTACCTAAACATTTATTTACGATTTCACATTTTGGAACGGATTGAACTCCCTCTACTCCTGCAATTAATAATTCAACCTCGGAAATATTAATTGGCATATTAAATGTCCAATTGTCTATATTAAAGTATTGTTGGAGTTCGGTAATACAACGAGTTAAAACTTCTCTTTTGTTATAACCACCATAAACTCTAATTTCAAAATCAACACCAATATTAATCACAAATCCATCTAATAGATTTACACCATCGGTTAGTAATCTATATTCATTCATATATGTTTTAAGATTTTCTTTAACCGCTCTATTAAGAGGTGATAAATTTTTGTTTAAGTTATATCCTAACACATATAAATTAATTGCAAATGGATTATTTTTTTCTTGTATATTATTTTTCTTACCAATTAAAAATCTTTGAACTTCTTCTTTGATTTGGTCTTCAGTTAATTCTCTATTTTTTAAATCAGTAATTAAACCAGTAAATTCACTCAACACATCAGGATTCGCCAATATAGAAGATGGTGAATTATTATCCAACTCCCCATCTGGTGCACAATATGCTTTTGCAATACCACCATACTTTGCAGGTAATGATAATGCTCTTACTTGATAATCTTTACGAGTTACTGCACGATTTTGAGAACCAAAATTTGCAAGTGAATTTTCTCTAATTTCTTCAATAGTTTCAGCACCTCTACCTCCTGTTGCAGGAATTTCATTATCAACAGCAACTGATGCCTTCATTGAATTATATAATCTTAATTCATCAGGTGTAAAAGTTGTTGTATCGTCATCAAATTCAATTCTATCAATTTTGGTTAAATCTCCTTTGGGTACATTCGAACTAATACCACCACCAATTAAATATGAAACGGTAAGTGTTGTATTAGAAGGTGCTTGTCCATAAGTGCTTGTTTTTAAAAAATTTGCTGGATCAAATGATGAACCTAATTTACTAATTGACGAATTTAATCCTAGTCCTACATTTTTAAAATTTGGTATAAGGGTTTCATCACTTGTACTCATACCTCCACCAAATACAAGTGAAGTTGTATTATTTTCGTTTATTTGTTTTACAAATCTACGAGAAGTTTTGATTAATTTTAATATGTTTGGAACCGAATCTTTAAATTGAACTAAATCTTTATCGGTTTGTTCGGAGTTTGGATAATCTATATACACCATCTCTTGTGCAAGATATGGAACCTCATACCATTTATTTCCATTCGAATCACGAACATCGTAAATATCAATAACATTTGTATCTGCTATTTCTATTTTAGAAAATTGTTGAGCAGAACCAAAACTTACACTTTGAGACTTTAAAGTTGCCGAAATTGCATTTACATATTTTTTAACAAGATATAAATTAGGTTCTCCTGTTAAAGAATCGTTTCTATATACACTTATTTCTCGTTCATCCTCTACACTAAAATCCAACAATTCAGTTGTTCTAAATATAACATTACTTGGACCAGATACCAACATACCCTCTTTAATTCTTAAAAAATAAGTTTCATCTGGTTTAACATCACTCCCACTTCGTGTTGCCGGTACTAATTGGTATACTGATAATTTTGTAATTGCAGGAGATGTTACTTTAGGTTTATATCCTAAATAATTTGCAAGAGCTATAACATTATTTTTATCCTCCGCATACAGCATCATTGATTCTTTTAATGAATCATCAACATAGTATGATAGAACATCACCTATATATGATGCCATTTCAATGAATAACATACCAGGTGATGCTTCATTAAAATCGGAATAAGTTTTTGGGAAATATGTTTTTGCATATTCAATTAAATTACGTCTAAATGATGCAAAATCTTTATTAAGATATTTTATATCTCTACCTTGATTACTTCTTCTTGTTGTACTATTTAGTGCCATTTAATTAACCCCGTATCGTAAATGTTATCTCTTCTGTATTTATTTGATTACCAACTGTAAATTGAATATTCATATTTGCTATATTTCTATCTTTCATTTCATCAGTCATTTCGATATCGATTTGTTTGATAGTAATATAAGGTAACCAATAATTTACATTAGTTGTTATTGTTTCTTCTAATCTAGTTTCAAAATCATCTGTCATTTGTTCAAAAAGTAAAGATTGTAATCCAGTACCAAAGTTGGGTTGCATAACTCGCTCACCTTTTTTGGTAAGTAAAAGATTTTTTAAATTGGCCTTTGCCTGCTCGAATACAGAAAATGCCTGATTAAAATAACCAGTATTACCTCGTTGAACAGGTAAAGTAATACCATAAGCAAAATCATTAAATGCTTCGGTATCTTTTACAATCTTTTTATTTAAAACATACGCCATTGTTACTTCTTAAACCTCTTAACTAATTGAGAGTAATCTCTATTCAATGCCTTATCTAAATGAGAAACTCCAGTTTGAACTCCTAATCCACCACCTGTAACCATATCACCATAACCCATCTTTGATGCCATTTGAGTTCTCATAGCTCCTAATCCTAATTGTGCATTAGCAGATGAAAAATTCATAGTCTCATCGATATCAGATTCAGCATCCATATAACTTGGTACATACGATGCAGCTTCTTGAATTGGTTGTTGATATGTATCTAAAATTGAAGTCCCACCACCAAGACCACTTCTTTGAGCAGAATTAAATGGCTGAGTTTGATTTAGAATTTCGTTTAATACTGGATTTTTTGTAAACTCCTTTGTTTGTTTATTTTGAACTTGTTGTCTTTCCTTTTTCAATACAGATTCTGCAAGAGCAAAAGGGTCAACTTCTTTTACTTGAGTTGGAGTTTTAGTTTTGGTTTCTTTTAAAAGTCTTGCAAATTTATTATTAACTTCTTCTTCTAAAATCTTTGGAAAAATTTTAGTAAGAAAATGTTCTTGTTTCTTTGCTACCTCTGCTTCTACAAGTACTTTAATAATTTGTGCTAATTTTTTAGTGTCCATTTTTAAAATATATTATTTCACTAATATAAATATGTGGTTTATGGATTTTGGGTTTTAAATAAAAAAAGGGAGTTTACCTCCCTTTTCTTTTAATTACCCTTAGATGGGAATCTAGTCCATCCATTAACCCATATTGGTTTATCTATTTCAGGTATTACCACATTTATTTCTTTATTACCTTTACTCAATGCCAAAGTTTTAAGTTGGTCATTTGTTAAAATTGTGGTTGCTCTACTGATGAAATTTAGAGTAGGATTAAATGTTCCTACTGAATTATTTTCAAATACTGAAACTCCATCTTTTACGAATTGTGCAGTTTCATTACTTTCCAAGCTCAATCCACCTTTCATCCATCCCCAAATTACACTATTCTTCATTGTGAATTGAGTAGCTCTTCGGAATCTTAATCCTACATTATGGTTGGATAACGCAGTTGATACATTAGGTCCAACTAAAATCATATTGAATAGTTTTGGATGTGTATAAGGTTGTGCAGATGTACCAGACCCATCATTATCACATTCAATACCATTACCAGCATCCCCACTATCTACGAATTGAGGGTCTCTCTTTGCTACACCATTTGTAATAGTTCCAGTGTATCCAAAATCAAAATCAAAGTCATCATCTGCAGTAGCGAATGCATATAAGTTTTTAGCGTTTACATTTCCACCAAAGAATTCAAATGCATCATCGTTAGCGTAAATAGTTTGAACATTCTCAACGATTGTTCCACTACCAACACCACCCAATGTTAGTGCGTTGATTTCGGAATTTGGCATTGCTGCAATTCCTGCGTATTCAATCCTTACATATTTTAGAACACCACTATTGTCTAAATCATTTGTTCCACCATACGGTCTACCAATACCACCCTCAATAGTTGGGTCCGATGTTCTATTGGTTTTTGCTCTTCCCAATATTACAATACCTCCCCAATCACCAGGTCCTTTCTCTCCATCTGGTTTTCCAGAGGTAAATACGATTGGTTTAGATTGTGTTCCTTCGGCAATTATTTGTGCTCCTCTTTCAATACACAATGCACCTTTCTCACTTATATCCGAAATGATTTTAGTTCCGGGTTGAATGATTAACTTGGCCCCATCGGTTACATACACATAACCTTTTAGTGTCCATACTTTATCTGCCGTTCTT